CTAGCTTATCCATGAATAATTCTACACTACCAAAGTTAGTGTTGATATTTTTGAACCTATCACGAATAGGATATAAAGCCGCTCTAACATCATATAATGCTAATTCTAAGAACTCATCTTTCATAGAAAGAGGAATTGTAGCAAGATGTGCTGGATGAATACATTTTATTTCTATCATAAATTTTCCATAGAAATAGGTCTTAGGAAATAATGTAACAATATTTGGTGGTTCAAAATCAAATGTAAAAGGTTGATAGTACATACTAGTTACATCTGAAATAATCTGTCTATCAACTGGGTTAGTAAAATATGGAGTAACTACTGGTAGACCTTGACTACCAAAGTAATTCTCCACTAATAATTTACTAACACCTAATACACCTAAATCTGAACGTATATAAAAGGTAGCTACACGTTCTGGAACTTTATCACGTTCTGGATCAATAGTACATTTAGTAAATAAAGGATAGTACTTACTGAATGTAGGCAATGTATCCCTCATAATAATATCCATTATATCAGAAGGACTAAGTTCTAGAATCTGAATTGAAGCTCCTAAGTTTTTTTCAATATCTTGAACAGCTATTGAAGGATTTAAAGATTTTACTTCTTTATTCATATAAAATCATCTTCTTTCTTAAAAACTGCTCTCCATATATTTTCCTTCATCTGAGAAACATACTGTAAAGTCCTTATTATGACAATCACAAGTCTTATCATTACATTTACACTTACCAGTAACAAATGTTCCTGCTCTATTAAATGATACTCCATCTGGTTTCAATGTATGCATGAATACATTTCTACTCATAACATTATCACCAGCATCAGTAGCTTGTTTTTCATATGTCAAATATAAATCATCTACAATGTCTGGATTATTTACAATCTCATTTCTATCTTTTACAAATTTAGAAATAGATGGACCAAAATCTTGAACATCTTCACTATCAGAAGATACTACTACAGAATGGTCTTCGCCAAACATATTCAAAGTAATTATATCACCATCACCAGCATATAATTCCATATCTTCTTTAAGAACATTAACTTTCAAGTCTTCAGTCAATAATGTTTCACGATTAGAATCTATATCATGAATCTTAAATAACTGTAAAGCTGATGTATGACCAAAATTCAAATCTTCTAAGTCATTCATAGCAAATCCACTAGCAGGATCTTCATCAGAAGCAGTAGAACGATTCCTTACAGTATCTTTAACTGACATAGCATTTCTCAATGTAATAGAATTATCAGTAGATTTTGATAATTCCTGTCTAAATTCATTTGTCTTATAACCGCCTTCATCTCTAGGGGAAGAATAATATTCTACTTGTGATAAAGGTGCAGTCTTCTCTTCTTCATCTGCTCTAGCATCCTTTACTTGTAATGATTTATCAGTTAGAGGAGCTGAACTATTACTTTCATTAAATAATAACACATACTGAATGTTTCTATTCTTAAGAGAATTTTTATAATTAAACATTTCTCCACTCTCATTATACAACTCTAAAGTATAATCATTTGATGCTTTATTCTGTTGTAAATACATATTTATCTGCTCAGTAATATACTTTACATTATTATTAAAACGATCTGGAATTTCCTTTATCATTTCAACTGTATTTATACTGTTCTCATTTAATAAAACACCTTCAAGACCATTATCAAATTTTTTATAAAGAACAGAACCTTCAGTAAAATAAGGCTTAATCAAACTATTCATTTTCGATTTTTGTAATCTATGATTAATTTCTTTACCTAACTTTAAGGCTAAACTTTTACTAGGCACTACAGAACACTCCTTTCTTATAAGTTTCTTATTAATATTTAGTTCTAAGACTATGATAAATCGTAAAGTAAACATCCTTAGATATATATTATAATTATGATAATATTAACCTATATTACAAAAAATTAAAAAAGAAAGGAGAGGTTAATTATGATTATCACATTGTCAAAAAAGGAAATAGAAGGAACTGTAAACTTTTGCAGGGAGAACGCTAAACTCTTTCAAGGAGCAGTAAATCTCTGTGAACATAAGGACTGGGAAGTATCAACAGTCCTCAGAGTTGTGGAAGATGAGATCGGTAAGAACAAAGGCTACAATGCCGAATCTTTTACAAAAGAACTGGTTGAAGCCAGTGATGATGTAATTAAGGTTACATCTGATACTGATGGAAACCTTACAATGGAAATTGATAATAAGAGAGTAGTTGAACTTATTGACTTACTCTCAGATTATGTGTCCAGCATTGATTCGTCAGTGCTGAACATCATTAAGAAAACAATTGCACTTGGTTGTGCAATTAAAGATCTGAAGTAAAGAATGTTGTTTGGGTGGAGTGACTTCAGTGTCATTCCACCCATATTATATTCAAATTTTTTTTTAATGCTCATGTATATGAAGTATATCATTAGCACTATAAGGAACTTTCTTTTCTGTCCATTCTATAAGCTGATTATAATTATTTTTAAGCTCATCTGGAATATAATCACTATACTCTTCTACAAATTTATCATAATATCCATATACTAAATTCAGGTTCACAAATATTTCTCCACTATGTACTAACTCATGTACAGTTTTACATAATGGAACTAATCCTACCTTATTTTTAAAATGCAGGTCTAATACTTCTTTAGCTACTAAGAATGTATTTACATATTCTTTCTTATCTAATTTCTTATCCAGTACTATCCAACATATATCAAATAGAGTGAATGGGTAATGATGAAATTCTATAGTAACTTTTTCATCTTCTTCTACATTTCCTAATATAGCACAACGATTCATTTCCATACCCTTTAATTTACCTAAGTAATGAGTATATTCCTTAGAACTTCTTACTAAGCGTTCTACTGATTTAAGAAACTCCTTAGATTCTTTCTCATCAAATAATTGAGTAATATAATAGGATTCTGAGAAATATGAATCTTTACCTTTAATTTCAATATTTTTTTCAGTTTTATATGAATCTATATCAACTACAGATGACTTATTCGGTATCATAGAAAAACCACCTTTCTGTCTATAATTTTATTACTTAATAAATTATTTTCTGTTTTATTGATAAATTAGATGTTCTGTAACAATAAATTAATTTGTAAAATGAAAGTTGGTGATGAAAGATTGGACAAAACTACACTTTATGACAAACGAAGTATACTCGAAATGGAATCCATTATCAATTTTTGTAGTCAACTTGTAATCAAAGATGAGGATAAAGCATCAGCAACAGAAACTATGAAGTCTATGAAAACTTCATATCAACTTATAAATGCTATGCTAAGAGCAGATACATTAGATGATTATGAAGTTACACTATTAGATTTACAAGCAATGGATACAGATGAAGTAAAATATTCAACGTTTAATCCAAAAAGAATTCCAGATGCTTATAAAGATGAGGTATTAGAATATGAACGATATAAAGTCTATAAAAGTTATATCAGTGCTGGTGATATGAACTCTTATTATGAAGATATTTATCAGACATATTTTAAGGATTCAGAAACTCATTATAAAACATTTGAGAGTTTTAAAGAATCATCATCTTTACCTTTTTATGTAACTGCTAGGTTATATAAAAATTTTTCATTAATATGGTATCCAGATAATATTCTTACCACTTATGAGGTTATTAAGTTTAAGAAGTGTTATAATGAATGTTTGAATTATTTTATGGCAGTTTGTTATAATGAAGCTTATAAGATAAATAATAATAAATATAATGACTTATGTAAGTTAATGATTATATTTATGACTATAAAGAGATATTTGAATAGTCGTTTAGAGAATATAGATGATATTGATTTCTTTGATGAATATAGTATAAGAAACTTATTCTTATCATATGGATTAGATTATTTCTTTGATATGCCATTAAAATATCAGAAACGTGTATTAAAGAATCTGAATTTCTTAATTAAGAATAAGGGTACTAATAAAGCTCTTATCAATATACTTGAAATATTTGGTTTTGATAATATCAAAGTTATGAGATATATTCTATGTAAGGAATATTCGAAAGATCCAAATACAGGATATATCAATATTGACGATCCAGTATTAAAGTTTTATGAATTATCAGATGATTATGATCACATTGAAGAAGCAATCCAAAATAGTAATAGTTATGACTATGATGACTTTGTTTCTTCTGATAAATATTGGCAATTAACTGATGATGAGAAAAAGCAATTATATAGTCAAGGATTTAACTATGTAAATACTAAGTATATTTCAATTTCATCTATGATGAGTTTAACAGAATATGGTAATGATTTTACGTATTTTATCGATTTGATATATCGTATTGAATTAAAGAAGAAAGATGATACTAGTAATTTTGATAGTATACAGAACTTATACTTCTATGATTATTTAATATCAACTGATAAGATTACTTTATTTCATGCTATATTCTTATTATTTACTTTAGTATTAAATAAGTTTGGTTACGATGATTTAATTATTCATTCTTCAACTGCTAATGCTAAAGTATATGGATTTAATTTTGATGATATAACAGAATGTATAAACTTTTATAAAGAAAGTAGAAAATATAAGACATATGACGAAGTAATGTTAGCTAATGGTTATACAGATGTAAATAATGATGGTTATTTAGCAGGTAGACAGGAAGATATGAACTCACAAAATTGTGAATATCTTACTCCTGAAACCATTAATGCTTTTAAAAAGAAAAACCTTAAATACATTGATGATGTAATCAATGAAGAAAATGAAATTGGTTTTGATAATATGGCTTTAGCTGACTTATTTAAGTCAAATGTTAATTTTAGAAAAGAATTAGAAGAATTGATTCTTGCAACAAAGAATAAGAAGTTATATAATAAATACATGGTATTTTACAAATGTTGTTTTGTATCAGATTTTAGAAATGATATATTTGATGGATATGAAACCTATACAGATTACTTTAAGAAAAATGATGAAGCATTATATACTTTCTTAATGAATCTTAAAGCTGAGTTGGGTAATGCATCAGATGGTGATAAAGAATTATTATATAATCAGTATATCTTAGATTTATGTACTTCTATAGAAACTTATCTTGATGATGATACATTTGATTTCATAGTTCAAGGTAATACATACTTAATGGATTATATTAGAGAATTCGTTTATCAGTTAATAAACTTTATCAAATCATATACAGTACAGTTGAAAGAAATGACAACTATCTATGTATTTGATGAGAAGTTTAGAAATATCATTCTATATTTTGATGATGCTTATATGGAAGATGAAATGAACGTTTCTAGTTTACTCTATATAAATGAAAAGATGTATAGTGAAAATGAAGATAGTAAATTAGATGGTCTTGAACTTGATACTAATGTTTATATAGGAGAAACAACATATGAAGGGATTTATGAACCACTTGATCTAGAAGAAGATATTCATACTCATATAAATGATTTCACATCTGATTTAGTTTATATTACAGATGATGTAACTAAGATTACTGATAGAGATTTTCATTTAGATGAGTTAGGACTAAAAGAATATTTAATTCCTAAATATGATTTTTTAATAAAAGATGATATTCAGTTTAAAGATAAGTTATCTCATATATTAAATGAATCAGATGTTAATGATAATTTACATTTGATGGATGATATAGAGATACGTAATTCTCATGATGTAGTAGATTATTCATTAGATTTTACTGATGGAATAGTTTATAATAGAACATTAGAGGAGAATTCCTTATTATTCTCTGATTTGGATAACTTATGTTTAATCTTTGAAGATATTCATATTAAGAAGTATGATTTAAGAATGATATTACATAATCCTGATATATCATTATCGAATATCACTTCTGGAGAATTAGTTCAAATAGAATCATTTGGAACTCCACTTTATTATACAAGTAATAAGGGAGATCGTTATAATGATTTTACATTTAGAGATAATATACTAATCATTGGAAAAGAAAACAAATCTAAATATGGTTTGAATTCTGTAGTATTTGATGAATTTGTAATAAAAATAAATAAGTAGAAAGGAACATTAACTATGGGAATTAGAGAGAAATTTAATGACATAAAAAAGACATTAGAGGCAGTTCACACTGTTAGAGAGTTCCATGATAGAGGATTGATGGAAAAATTGAATGACTGTTTAGAGAATAATGGTCAGAAAGTAGGACAATTTTTAAAGGGAATGGTAGAAATTGTTGATGATAGTACTGGAGAGGTTGTACTTAGAAAACATAATATCATTCTTTTAAGAGGTAGAACATTTGCATTAGAGAAAATGTTTGGTGGATTTACTGCTGGAGATAATGCAAACTTAGCTTACCCAACAGATAAAGATGGTGTTCATCCATACAATGTAGATAACTTCTCCACAAAGGAAATTGCTTTATTTACTTGTGGTAATGGTGGTTGTGTAGAAAATCGTCCATTTGATATTAATAGTGAGATTATTAAACCAAATAGATATGATTTGGTAAATGCAGTTCCATTTAGAATTTATGATGGTGTTAATAGTTTAGCTAGTGAAGGTTATTACAATGTAAAACCTATTGCAGGTCAGTTTGATAATGATGGTAATCAAATGTATGGATATTTCTCTAAGAAATATTACTCTAAAGAATGGGTTACTAAACTTCCTGATGAAAGCTTCTTAATTGACAATGATGAAGTTGCTATTAAGCTTACTTTGAAATTAACTGAAGATGATTTCAAGACTCAGTTAGATTTTAATGATAATGGTACAGTAGTTTATAAGAGAGGAACATTTATCAATGAGTTAGGACTTCAGATTGCTAATCCAATTACTAATAGTGCAACTGGCATTTATGGTAATATGGAGAATATTGAGCTTTGTACTTACTTCAACTTTGAGAGTGAAGCTTATTATAATAGCTCTAAGTCATCTACTATTAATTACTATATTTATGCTTAATTTTAGTAAATAAACAAAATATTGAATAATTAATATTTATAAATGCGACTTTGGTTTTTGACTTGTGTCATTTTGAAACTCCTTTGTTTATTGTGTGACAAAAATAAAAAGATTCAAGGATAACTGTTTAGATAAAATATTGTACATTGTCCCTGTTCTGGTATTTTATATAAGTAGCTATGCTTGTTTTATTTTTTTTTTATGGGATTACCTATATTTTTATATGGGTAATCCCATTTTTTTATTGAAAAACAAAGAATTAATTAGAAGTATAAGGAGGACTGCGATAATGGCTAAACAACTTTCAAAAGAAGATGTAGAATATTTATTAAATTTAACTAGAGAAGATATTACATTAGACTTATTGAAAGACTTATTTGCTAATTATGAAGATAAAGAAGCTAAATTTAAGACTAATGATAAATTCTTACTAGAGAAAAATGTTTACCATAATAAAGAATCTATTACAACTACTATAGGACGATTTATTATGAATAAATGTTTACTTGAGCCTATAATAATTGACAAGATAGGTTATCAGAATATTGTATTAGATGATCATGGTATTGGAGATTTAGATGGTTTAGTTACTAAAGCTTTTATAAGTGGCAAAATAGAGATTAAAGATGTATATGATTATTTTGATCAATGTAACTGGTTGGGATATGCACCTACTGATTTCTTAGTAGCAGGTCTTACATTAGATATGTACATCGTTGATCCTAAAGTAAAAGCCTTAAAAGAAAAGCTTATAGAAGAAAATAAGGAAAAAATATTAAAGAATGATGTTCCAACTATTAATGCTATTGAAGATCAGTTGATTGAATACTCAAAAACATTAATAAAAGATAAACCAGGATATGAAATCTATGAATCAGGTTGTCGTGGTAGCTTTAGTAATAACTATAAGAACTCTGTTTTAATGAGGGGTGCTGTTAAAGACTTTACTGATCCAGACCAATTTAATTCATCTATGGCAAGTTTAACAGAAGGAATTCCTAAAGAAGATTTCCATATATATGCTAATATCTTGACTGCAGGTACATATTCTCGTTCAGGTAATACTGCTAAAGGTGGTTACTTAATGAAGCAATATAATAGAGCTTTCCAACATGTAATGTTAGATATAAAAGATTCTGATTGTAAAACAGATAAGTACATATCAGTTAATATAACAAATTCTAATAAGAAATTATTTATGTTT